CTTCGGATTTAAGTGTATCATAACGATTAGACGCTTTTTGTTTCCACCAAGCAATAATATTACTCAATTTGTGTTTCTCATAATTTTCACCTGGTAAAAGAACATCAGTTTTACAGTTCATATAATCAACTGAATTTTTGAATCCATAATCTGAAGTATAATATCTTTTCTTTTCAGTCAACTTTTTAGCGTTCTCAATCGTTAATGAGAATGCCTCCCCTTCAGCAGTACCTTTTAAAGCTGCTTTGGTAAGAGCAATAATCTTAGTAAATGTTCTCAATTTTCTACTAGTGGTCGATGTATCACCTGCCAATAAATCTCCAGTAATATTCTCCACATAGTTTTTCAAGTCATGGTATCTTTGACCGTGCATCATTGGCACAATATCAGATTCGGTTAGACCACGAAAACGAATATAGGGTTTCATACCATCATATTGAGATACTGTTTTGGAACTACCATATAAACTAGTAGTTTCAAATAAACATACATTCATATCATATTTCTTATTACAGATTTCTCTTACTTCATGACTGGTACAGATGGCAGATAGAAGTTTACCACCTAGATAATTAAAACCAAATGGTTGTGCTGGTACAATTACAAATCCCATAACACAGGCAGTATTGAATCGTTTAGCAGTATCTTCCTGTTGAATCCAGACCTGTCCTAAGAGTTCATTTCTCGGTTTCATATAGATTACTGGTGAACCCAACCGAATGAAACCTAGAACCTTTCCTGACTTCTTTTCCATGACTGCCAACTGAACATTCTTACCAACTGGTGCTTTATTGATGTGTGAACTGGTAATGGCAAGTAATGTTTCCCAAGTGGTATTATCAATCTCACAAACATCAATTTCCATATCATTTGGGTGCATGGAGAAATCAGAAAACAAATCATCTTCAGGTGGAAATAAAGAACTAGGTAAGTCCTCAAGGTTCTTCAATTTCTCATCACGCATGTATTCTTCGGTACTTCCAATATTACTGAAATAATCATCGAATACTTTTGATACATGTAAGGCTTGTTCTCTGGTCAATATCATACTTTAAAGCCTTCAAATTTCTTATGTTGAATTTTATTTTGTGAACCAATTGCTGGTTGTCCGGCATCTGCCAAGCCAACTTGTGCTGATTGTTCAATATCATACAATCTCATTTTGGCTCGGTCAACACCAATCGTGAATCGTTTATAATATGTTGGATCATTATATCGATTCTTTAATTGTTTTACCATAATCTGGCCAAGTTCTTCTAAATCTTCACTTGTGATTAAAGCAAACATCAAGTCTGCCGTGGCGGGAAGTCCAAAGCTTTCACTCGTATCCTCAAGTCCTGGATCACTCGATGTAAATCCGGATCTTGTAGTCTGTGTCGCAGATACAATAGGAACATTATACTCAACAGCCAGACCCCTAAGCTCCTCTGCAATAGACTTAACGTATGTGTAGGAATTAATATTCGCACCAGCCTTAATACGAGAGCTACAACAGATGTTAAGATAATCAACAAAGATAATATCAGGTACAAAAGACCTTTTGAGATTAAGTTCATTTAATAATGTCCTAAAGTGAGTAGTAGACGCTGAAGCAGTTGGATATTCTTTGATGATGAGTTTACCAGTTACTTTTTCTTTAACTTTGGCAACCTTCTTATCATACATATCTTTTGGTAAGTCCATCAAATCATCAAGTGTAACATTCAATAAGTTTGCATCTATTCTTTCTGCAATTTTTTCTTCAGCCATTTCCATAGTGATGTACAAAGCATTTTTGCCTTGGACCATAGCTGCCGCTGCAACATGGCACATGAACAAAGATTTGCCAACACCTGTACCAGCAAGAGCAATATTGAGAGTTTTAGTTGGAAGACCACCTTTTGTAATCTTGTTGAAGTATTCGAGGTCAAAAGGAATTCGCTCCTCTTTTCTATGATAGAAATCATAGCGAGCATCAGAGTTTTCAAGATAATCATGTCCTACGGTTGTATCGAATGAAACGGCCAAGGCGTCCGATAATATAGAGGGAATCGCACCTTTGTCGTGACCTTTGTCCTTACCATCGAGAATTGAAATAGCCCGTAATACGCCATTGTAAATCGCTTTCTCCTGGCAAAACTTTTCGGTCTTATCAACAAGCCATTGAATCTCGGTTTCTGATGTACGATTAGATTTAATTTCTTCGAGATATGATTCGCATCCCTTAACTTCATCATCTGTAAGAACGTTCTTTTCTTTGACGGCAATACTAAGTGCTTCAACCGTTGGCGGAGTATTGTAAGTCTCCGTGAATGATGTAATTTCATCGAATAATGTCCTCTCCGTTCTGTCGGAGAAATAGTCAGATTTTAAAAATGGTAATACTTTTCTTAGATATTCTTCATTGAATATCAGTGATTTCAGAATTGCTTGTTCCAGTTTCATCAATTATTTCCTGCTCAATATTGGAAGACATAAGCTCAACGAGCAAGTCACCAATGTAATTTTTAAATTTATCATCTTTTTCCATTTTCTTTGGCTTCATGACTGGTGATTCTATCACATCATAAGCAAAAAGTAAATACATCAAACCATCTTTTTCTTCAAACTTAACTTTACCATATTTGAAGATGGTGTCCTTATAAGGACCATCTAATAGTTTGATGTGTACCGCAGTGCCATCATCTTTTGGATAAATGAAACAGTAATCAATACCTTCAATCATCTTCTACTCCATTAGTAGTCTCCACTTCAAATACTTCTTCAACATCTTCTTGGATAATACTACCTGAAGCAATTTGATAAGTATTTTGTACATATTCTTGGAAAGACTTTTGTTTTAGAATTGGTAACCAGAAATCGGAAGTATCCGTTTCTTTGATACGATATTTTTTATCTTCTATAACACCATCCGAATCCACTTTTGAGTACCAACCATTAGATGGCTTAACAACATGACCTGAATCAAGTGCAATATCAAGTAGGCCAGACCAACGGCTGATNCCGCCATCATGACGAACCGTAACAGGAATTTTAGACTTTTCTCTAACATATCTACTCTTTTCTACATTGATAATGAAGTTGTAACCGACAACCTCAGTACCTTCTTTTTCTTGTTGGCGGCCAATAACAAAAATGTTATCAGCTGAATAATATGAACCCGTACCACCACCAACGATTGCTTTAGGGAACATTCCAATTTCCATGTAAGTGTGATTAACTACAATCATTGGAATATCTTTGATTGAAAGATGAGGTGTAACCATTCTGAATAATGATTTAACAGATTTAGCTCTGGTCATATCAGCAACAGTTTTACCATCTAAGGCATCATTGACTTCTTTGATAGAGGCCAAGTTACCAATTGAATCAACAACAATAATTAACCTATCACCACGTTCAACATTACTTAATTGTTGCATAATATCGGATTTTAATTGCTCAATATCAGTAAGAGGGGTGTGAAGAACACGATTAGTATCAATACCAAAGGAATCAAAATAGGATTGCGGCGTTCCAAACTCCGAATCATAGAATAGTAAGGCTGCATCAGGATATTTGTCCAAGTAAGATTTTGCCATCAACAAAGAGAAGGCAGTTTTAAAATGTTTAGAAGGACCTGCCCACATAGTAAGACCGGGAGTTAAACCACCATCTAAACGACCAGAGAGTGCCACATTGATAATTGGCACCGATGTTGGAATCATATCTTTATCTGTAAAGAATTTTGATTTGGATAGAATAGCTGAATCTTTAATACTACTGTTCTTTTTAATTTTATCAAGAATACTCATTTATTTTCCTTTTTCACGAAACGAATATGGTGCCTCATAATCATACTTAGGCTCTAATGTTTTAGTTTTAATTCCTGCTGAAATAGGTGGCATAGTTTCACCCGAAACAGGGTCAATAATAATAGAATCTGCTGTTTTAAACTCGGTGATGTTTTCTTTTTCAACTTCAACCTTATCAGTAAATACTGGAATATCACTAGATTTTACTCCAACAATTTCATCTTTTTTAATAATCAAATCACCTGGTCTGTCCAGTTTCAGGTTTTAAATTCATGGACATATTTGCTGATATCAATAATAACACAGCTAGAGGGTCAAATACAACCATAATTATCATTATTACCAATCTAACTGCTTTATCAATACCATCTTCTGTATCACCATAAATCAATTGTGCCACATATTTTATCGGTCCAACATCGGCAGATAATTTAATATCTTCTTTCATTAATGGTAATTTTTTCTTACTGATTTCGGTAAGGTCTTTTTGTGTGTCTTGAATTTGCTTATCTAACTTACCACTTGCTGTAGATGGATCTTTGGCACGAGCCAACAAATAATCTAATCGTTCTTTGGTAATCTTTTCTTGCTGATTTATTGTTTTTAATTCAACAGTATTGGCACCAGAGTTAAGTGTGGAATCGATATGTGCTTTAGATAGAAAACCAAAAATGCCCATCGAGGTGATGAGCATGAGTAATACCACAGCAGCGGTCAAATATGATTTTAATAAAACTGGTGCCACTTTCCAATTACGATATAACCAAGATGCAGTTACCAACTTACTAACTTCCAATACTGAGCCCATAAAAACAACTGGCCAAAAAGCACCAACGAAAATGGCAGCTAATCCAATAATTGAATAATAGGCTGCAATACCGGACAATGATATTGCGGTTAGAAATGTAATGTA